CTTGGGGGTTAAGTGCACCTTCGTCATCAATCGGGTTAACGATTTGAAAGCAAGCGCCCACGATGCAGGGCACCAAAGCTGGTGTTAAAACGGTTGGCGATTCTGTAACAATTTCCTGGGAAATTTCTACGCCGGGACGTGGAAGCGTTGCCATGTTTGTCACTCCTGTGGGGGCTCTATTCCAAACCCATATGTAGATTAACAGCTCTCATTAGCGAGTAGAAGTCCTTCTCATCTGCAGTTATCACATCCTGGATATAGAATGGGATAATTACTTGCACCATTTTCCACTCAGGGGAAGATGAACCAGGGACAAGCGCGCCTTGTTGGCTTTCTTGTGTGATAGTTATATTATTGCTTATGGCGTGTATTTTTCCTAGCCGCATAATAGAACTTTTGAACACCGGGATCATCCTAAAGATAAAATATGCGACATTCTGAGCTTCGAGGCCCTCTCTCGCTATTATACTAAGAGTCATAGATGTACCGATAATATCGGTATAGGTGGTTCTTGGTGATGCCAGATTGTGCCGAATAGACTGTCCCATGGACGTACCGGCCCAAGTAGCTGCGCCTCTAGCGGTAGCAATGATGGGCCTGATATTAGTCTTCTCAACTTTATCTGGGTTTTGGTCGGTGATAATAATTTCGGTCTCATCCATGCTGGGGTCCCAACGATAATAACCGCTAGGCCTAGTCCTAAACAACCCCTGTAACCAAATAAGCCAAGACCGAGTTGCAACATGCAAACAGTCTTCGGGAACACTGAAGGGGATTGGGTCAGGAAGCAGTGGAATTACCGCAGAAGTCATAGTAAAGATTGCTCCGCTTCTACAGGAACCGCACCGAAGACATTATCCAGTGTATTAGATAACTTCGCGCTTTCCAATGTTTGTGGATTTGTGTAGTTCCGTTCGGGGGAGGCAATCAAGTTTTTCAACTCGTCCTCGGCTAGATTGAGAGGAATACGATACTCAATATCACTGGCAGGAATCCTATGTAGCGCGACCTGTTGTCTGACGAGGGCTCGTGCTTTTTTAATCTTTGAGAGGGCCGAGGCGACACGCCAGCGAATGTTCTCCGCCTCGACAATTAAATCACCCTCAGATATTTCGGGGTAGTTACCTACCAAGAGAGTAGTGTTCTCGTTTTGAACGTCGCCAAAATTAGCATGGATCGTTTGTTCATTAGGGGAAATAATCATACCGTAAGTCTGAACAGGAGCGTGGTACCCGCCTACCCAACTAGTGTCGTGGCACGTTGGGCAACCAGACCTAGTCCTGCGTTGCGAGACTTGATCCCAGCAAACGCCACAGCGTTGTCCCGATTGCTTCCTAGGAAAGATCCAAATCTTTCTGCCAGAGAACTCTTTTAAACGTAGGTTATTTAGCCGAGCCATTTCCAAGGCAGCCAAATCAGGGAGAGCAGCTAGATGAGCGCCTCCAACCTTCGGCCAAACCTCCTGCTCGCTATCCCCGCGTCTTTGAACTCTTACACGATAGTATATTTTGTTGTAATAATTAAATTGACCCCTAACTGTGGTGTCCCGCACATGGTACTGATTAATCATGGGGACTGTTAGGTCAAAGTACGGCCCAAATTCATTGTCGGACTTCTCGACAACGAACTCAAAATCAAGCACGTCTTCAAAGCTAGGTGAGATATCCCAATAGATATCTAGGTAACCTAAATCGAAACTGCGTATCCGTATGTTTGTAACCTTAAGCAATTACTGAACCATCCTTACAGGCATGGGCTGTGGCTGATTTTTACGGGAGCCTTTGAGTAGAGCCAGCGCCCCTACACCGGCTGCACCGCCACCAAGCATCATCATTTGGTTATGCCTTTTTGCGGCTGCCTTAGAAGCCTTAGCCGCCTGCATAGCTGCCCAAGCATCTTGACCGCCACGCATAACTTGCTCTGGACTTGTCAGCCCAATACGTTGGAGACCCTCCCAAACGCTAGTGGGAGAGATTGTTCCGTCCTTTCCTCGGACAGCTTTGTTAATCTCCCCAAGCGTATTAAACCCCATGGTGTCTTTTGCTTGCCGCGTACGCTTAAACCAGTCGGTACTTGTTTTTACGTTCTTCGCCGCCTGCTCTCTTGTAATGCTCCCACGGAGAACCTTCTTCATTTCAGCCGCTTCGAACCCTTTCCTAGCCTTAGCTAGTTGAGGGTCAGCAAGATCCGATACGCCCTGCCTAATCTTCTTGCCCCTCGAGACAATGCCCTTGCCCCACGTTGTATTGCCAAGTGCGGACCATGGCTTCTTTACAGCACCGGCAGCTATGTTCCAGCCTTTATGAAGGAGGCTGGGTTCCGGGGGAACATGAGCGGTAGCTCCACGAACTGCGGACCCAATACCTTGCTCGGCAGTTCTTAGGCCACCTTTAGCTCCTCGGGCTCCGAGGGTTAAGGCGTCCAGTAAAAAGGAAATTGGGCGAGCTTGCTTCTCCATAAGGGCGGAAACTAAAACGTGCTTTCGTTCTTCTGCGCTGGCATACTTAAGTTTTTTTAGCTTTGCAGGTTGCTTAGCCTTTACCACAGCTAGACTTTTTACAACAGCAGCGGGGTCAGGAAGAGGACTAAACTTCTTACTCTTGATTTTTTTACCGGTCAGTCTGCTTGCTAGTTCAGGAAGAGACTTAGAAAGACTTGTTTGGGGGGAGGGGACCGACTTACGAACAGGCAGTTTAATAGACTGCCCGCCAGCATCCTCCACTATTTGTTTAGCTGCAGCACGAGTTTTTGCGCGCGCCTTAGTAGACTTTGCAATGGGCGCATCAGACACGTTGTGCTTGGTCTTCTTCTTGGCAGCAGCAGTTTTTAGCCCTGTGAAAAAACTTGCCGCAGCAACGTACTTCTCATCAGAGTTTGTTTCTTTCTTTAGCAATGCCTCAAAAGGGTCCATTCAAAAACTCCTATGCCCGCCCTGCGGATGTTCTTTGCGGGTGGCCGTACAGGACAAAGGAAATATCTACAACCAGCTCGCCACCACCACTAGAGACTAATACAAGCTCCCAGTCGCGACCCATTGGAATACCCATATCGATAATATTCACCGTGCCCTTTGTTATTCTCCAGGCCGACCCGGGCGCACTGGGGGGAAGCTTTATTACCCCTTCCGGGGGCATGGGCGTTCCACCGGAACTAGCTCCAGGAACCATCCCATTCAAGGTTACAGACGCTAAAGCAGCGAAATTAGCATGATCGGGTACCGCTAAGGCCATCTTCGTGTACTGTCCGCTACCCGGAATAACAAACGTCTCAGTAGTGCTTGCGGCAATGTCTACTTCGATTGTTCCGTAAATTGGGTCTCTGACTCGTGCCATGCCTGTCTCCTACGTGTCCAGCTCTGAAAAATAACCGTTAATAAACGCATATTCAGAGGAAACCGCTGAACCATTTAGTGCATTCCCAAAGTTAATGGCCTGCTTCAGGCGAAACTTCTTCTGCTCATAATTCTGGCTAAATAAATTCATCCAATTCATAAGTTGTGGTGCTTTGTCAGAGACGCTCACCTGAATGCCTTGCCCATCGGAGTAAGACATGTGGTTTCGTGTCTGTAATAGCCCTACTGAGGTGAGGATATTAATTATCGAACCGTTTATTAGTAGTGATACTGAGGGGAAGCTTTCCAAAGTGAACTGCCCTAAAAGAGGTGGGGTCATGTTGAAGTCGTCTATACACTCCATTATCGCAAATGCGATCTCCCTGTCGGAGGTCTCCCGGCCTGCAATTAATCTATTAAGCTCAGGGTAGTCGCGGAGCTTCGCCCGGATAAGCGCAATGATGTTAACTAATTTTTCAGGCAAGCCTTTAGATACGGACGCCGCTGGACCCACCGCGTTGCTATTCGGATTTTGAGGGTCGTTCGCCATACCTAATTCCCACGAGCTTCTGTAATCTGCTTAATAAGTGCCGTCTTTGTTTCACGTCCGTGCAAAGGGAGGTCAAGACTCTTAGCTAAACTAACGAGTTCGGACTTTCTTAACGCTCTTATATTAGTAGGAGCTTCCCCACCAACCCAGGCTTCGTTCACGCCTCTGGTGGCCTTGTCATCGGGCGTAAACTCCCCATCTTCGTCTCTAGCCCTAACAGGCTTTTGGCGCGCAGGAGGCTTTGCGTCTTTGCGAGCTTTCCTCGCTGCAGTAGTGTCGCGTTCGTGCACAGACAAAATACCACGGGCTATATGTGAACTAAGCTGCGCTAAAACTTCAGCGGAGACCTCAGTCATGTCGCCAACTTTTAGGTACTTTCCACCAATAGCAAGGGGGTGCGTCTCGCAGCGAACAAACATTAACTGCCCTCTGCGTTAGAACTCTTAGACGAAGACTTAGCCTCTTTTTTGGCCGCGCCGTCTTTCTTTGTTTCTTTTGCGGGAGAGGTCTTCTTGGCGGGTGCCTTAGAAGCCTTCTCTACAGTAACCGCATCTTTATCAGACTCTTTCGCCTTCTTTGAGGGGGCCTTGGAAGCGCTTGACCCTTTTTTTGAAGAGTCCCCTTGTGTTGATAAAGATGCGGGCGGCTTAGGGGAAGAGGCCTTTTTGGGAGACGGGGTCTCAACCTGCGCGGTTCCACCAATCGCCAGCAGTTCAATAACGCCGTGCTTGGCGTACTTGTCAATTAAATCTTTATTAGCCTTATACTCAGGGTCACTAATAGTAACCTGGGTACCGAACTTAAGACGGTGCCGCCCAATCAGAATCCGACCGCGTGCATAAGCACTTTTCACCACGGAATCTCTTTTATAGGCAGATTTAGCTGGACCTTTCCGGCTATTTAATACATTTGTAATTTGATAAGGCATTACTTTCTCCTAAACCGATAAAAGGCACCCCCCAGAATAAACTGGGGGGAACCAGAAAGAACACGACTAGAACTGCGTAACCTGCGGGAAGGTCTGGCCTTCATCCACAAGGTGATTACGAGCACCGAGATCTTCTTCAGCAACAGGCAACCGGTCACTACGCGTATCTTCGTTGTTAGCGGGGGTAGTAAGCGGCTCAACAGAACCGGAGTACAACTCCAACTTACGAACACCAGCGACATTACCGATGTACATGCCAATGTCTTCCCAAGCCTCAAACGAGATTCGGTTACGCTCTTTGTCAGCGTAGAACTTCGTCTTGTTGAGGAGCAAGAAGCCACCCAGATATTCAGGCGCTGCGAACGCATAAATATTACCTGGACGGAGAAGGTCAGTCTTCAGGGTACGAACAAACTTACGGCCAATGACCGTGCTGTGCTTGTATCCGTCAACCACGTTCTCACCAATGATCTTGTCGCCAAGATCTTGATGCAGCCACGCATTGATATCCTCGAAGTCAGTGTCGGTCAGCAGAAACTGATCGCACCGCATACGAGAACCACGAGTACCTGCGCCAACCGCTTGGCTACCCGTGAACAGCTGGAACAACCTAATAAGGTCATCCTTGTCAACAGCCCCAATAAACGGCTCGTCGTTACTTGCCGCGTCACTAACCACGCCAGGATTGGCTAAGGCTAGGGTGCCTTTCACCTTACCTACGGTAGGGATGCCATTGGTGCCGATATTACGCGCCGTGAACGAAGCATTATCAGCATAGGTAGCACCGAACACAAGGCCCTGAGCTTCCTGCTGCAATGACTGACAAGCCGACTCGATATGGGTCAAGAAGACACGGTCCTCAATCTCCTGAATATCGTTGACGATATTACGCTTAATAATCTGCGTGATTGGCATCACATAGGCCATAAGCTCTTGTTCAGTTTGTTCAAAACGCTGCGAGCCAACCGTATGGAATGGGACTTCAAAGCGCGGGCCAGTGTAGTATCGAACCGTGGGTTGACCACGGAAAGACATACTCATAGCACGACTTGTCGGCTCCACTTCAACGATCTTAACAAGCGTATCGTGGTTTACACTGACCTGAAGGTCAGATCGGCTTACCGTCTTCGGGGGGAGCACTTTGCGAGCAAAGCTCTCCTCACGCAAACGATCTCGGATGTAATCGCCACCTAGGGCAGCAATTTTCTCTTTTCCGGCCTCAGTATCGAGCTTACTTACGAAAAGCTCATTGAGGACGTCACTAGGTACACTAGACATAATATCCTCCTACTAAGGCGTGGGCGCGCTTTCGTCGCCGTGGTAACGTGGTTTATCGTAGAGATACACAGAAATTGGTCGGTCATTTGCAGGGTCCCGAGAGTCCGATGCGGTGACATAACCAACTGTCCAGCCACTATGGCCTTCGGTGAAAGGTGTCAGAACAAGACGATCTGTCGCACCTTCAATAGAGCCGTCTGCGTTGACGACTGTAACCAGTTTCCCGACTGGGAAATTGGTCGCGGCACTCAAGGGCGCATCGTGAACAGGCGCTTCGTACAAAGCACAAGACACCTCAATACCACCATGCGCCAAAGTAGCGACACGAGTGTCACCAAGCGCTTGACGATCCGAGCGCAAAGCCGAACCCCACACCATTGCGAGGCTAGAAGCATTTGCATTTGTTGCA